CGAACCCGCCGTTCGCCATGGGAAAGATGGCCGGGCGAGAGCCCACGTCGGGGATGCCGCCGCGCGAGAACGGCACGACGTTTCCGCCAGCGAAGATGTTGCCCTTGCTCGACCCGATCAGCGGGCCGAGAAGGCTGCCGATGAACTTGTTGAGCGGGTCGCCGATGGCGCGTTGAAAGACGATGCGCGCGATCTCCTGCTCGAGACCGCGCAGCACGTCCGACAGCTTGTTGCCGTTGAGGACCGCGTCCTCGAGCGCGCCGGAGAGCGCGAAGCCGAACTCCTGCGCCGCCTCGACACCGCGGCGCTGCGCCTCGGCCGCGCTCTTCGCAGCCTCGGCGAGTCTCTTCTGCGCATCGGCGGCCGCGTCTGTCTTTGTCTTGGCCTTGTCCGAGGCTTCATTCTGCGCCAGTTGAGCATCAACCAACTGGCGCAGCGCCGGGGAGGTTATCGTCGAGATATTGTTGCCGAGCTGGACATACCCCTTGTCGAGCAACCCGAGCGCGCGCGCCTGATCGATGATCTGCGGCGGAAGGCCGGAGAATTCGCCGTTGAGTTTGTCGGTCTGGAAGTTGATGTCGGCGATGGCCTTGGCCAGCGCTTCGGCTTTTTTCTTTGCCGTTGTGTCGGCAGTGCCGCCACCGCCACCGCCACCGCCACCGCCACCGCGATTTCCAGACGGGCTTGGGTTTGTCGTCGCACCGCTACCGGGGATGACTAATTTGACGATGCGAGTTTGCAGAAGAGCGCGCTGTTCTTCGAGTTGTCTTATCTGATCAGTGATTGACTGACCAATTCCGCCCTTCCCTGCGACACCGACACCGCGGCGTGCACCGGCTGCCTCTAGTTTTTGCAGATTACCCAACTTGGTGGTAAGTGCATCAATCTCCCGCTGCGCCTTGAGTGCCTCGGTGTCGAGTTTCTCGAAAGTCGTAACGCCGACAACGCCGCCGACCAGGAGTTTCCCAAGTGGCCCGGCAGGTGTAAGAGCCGCGGCCGTGAGCGCGGCCGTAACGGAGATAACACTGCGCTGATTTTTTGCGAAGGTTGCAAGCAATTTTGCAAATTCGTCACTCGCTTTGCCAATACCGGCGAGGAATTTTGGATCGGTGAAAATGTCGCCGAGCTTCTGAACCGCTGGCACAAGTTTAAGCGAGAGATTGACGCCGGCGACCTTCATTACATCGCCCATCCGCGTGATCTGATCGTTCGCCGCCTCCACCTTGTCGAACAGGTTCTTGTCTATGACGATGCCCAAGTCGCGCGCGTTCTGGATCATCGCATCGAAGGCTTTGGTCCCGCCGCTGACGATGTTGGTCAGCGTGATCCCACTGCGCCCGAACACGGCCGATGCGACGGCCGCCTTTTTTGTCTGTGAGGTCATGGCAGAGAGCGCGCGGAATGTGATGAACAGCGCATCGCTCGTTGACTTCGCTGCCTTCAAATTTTCGAGCAAGGCCGGCGCCAGGTCCTTGAGCGAAGTCTGTGTGATGCTCGACGAACGACCTAGATCACCGATGTTTTTGGCGAACACGATCAACGCACTATCGAACTTCTCCTGGCTCACACCGGACAGGTCGGCGGCGAAGCGCAGTTCTTGCAATGCGTCGGTTGTGATGCCGATGGCGCGCGCCGTCTTGGCGATCTTGTCGGCAAACTCGATGGAGCGCTTGACGGCGAGTCCGAGCGCTGCGGCGCCGGCGAAAGCCACCATGGCGCCGCGTGCACTCGTTGCCCGGCGCGTGAAGGTGCCAAGCGAGCGACTGGCGCGCTTGAATGCCTTGCTCATCTTCGCGCCGGTCTTCTGGGCACGAGTCTCGACGCCTTTGAGATCGCTTTGGAGCTTTGCCGTGTCGCCTTCGATGCGGAGTTTGAGGCGGGCGAGGTCGCGTGCCATTCAGCGGACTCCTTGACTTCTCGATAGAGGGTCTTTAGCATTCTCATGTTTCGGGAGAGAACACATGATCTCAAGACTAATAATTGTGGGCTGGACCATCTACTGCATTTGGGGCCTCACGACCGGCGCGTCATCGCTTGATCAAACCATGATCCAGACGAACAACGCCTATGCGCTTGGCGCCGGCATCGGCATGATGTTTTGGTTTGTCATCTGGTTCATCGTCGTCGTTCCCGTCGCGCTGATCGCACTCGTGTTCCGGCCGCGACACGACAAGAAGGACGACAAGATCAGCGTGAGCGATGTTTCGCGGGACGTTTCTTCCAAGATATTTTTGCACGATTCCTGATCACGCGCTGCCCGCACATTGCGTATCGGGATAGAGCCGCTTGAGTTTCTCATACTCGTTCTGCGCGGTGCGTCTCTGCCGCCGGCTGGTGCCACCCTGCGTCTCGACCCACGCCTCCTGCGCTTCATAAAACTCGCCAGGCGTCATGCCGTAGAACTCGCTCGGTTGGATGCCGATGGCGACGACGCCGCCGAGGAAGGCGCCCCAGGGGAATCCGTTCCCGCCTGGGGCCGCGTAGGGTCCACAGATTCGGTGCCATCGTCAGGGGTCTCGGCATCGGCGTCATCTTCCCGTTCCGACGAGAACAGCGAGAAGCCGGAAAGCGCCGCGCTCAGAAGTTCGATCGCGGCCGGAGCGATCTGGTTGACGCCCTCGCGCACCACGAGTCGGCCTATCTCTTCATAGCTCGGCGCTCCGTTTCCCTCGGCCGCGACGACGCCCTCGTGAATAATGCGCGCCGTGTCGCTGGCGCCATACTCACCGCGCGGGAACCGTGTGATGATCTCGCCGATGCCAGAGCCGAGCGCACGCTCGATGCGGATCAACGCGCCGAAGGTCGGCTTGAGATCGTAGGTCTTTCCGCCGAGCGTCACCGTGATGTTCGGATCGAGCACAGCAGCTGTGGATTTATCTGCCATTACGATCGCCCGTCTTGCTCGCGGCCTTGGCCGGCTTAGGCTTCTTTGGCGTCGTTATCGTGGTCTTTGGAGCCTTTCCCACACCGTGTTGTTTTCCAAAAAAGGCGAGCGTGAGTTCGAGTGTGTCGTGCCTATCGCCCGGATCACGCACGGCATCGACTACATAGCGAATATTGTCGATTTCGATCTGTGATCCAACGATCAAACTGTCGCGCCACGCAATGATAGCTTCCCGGACCAGTCCGCCGCTGCCACGCTTGACGAACGCCGGAAGCAGAATGTCATCGAATCCTGGACGCAGGATCTCATTCTCCCAGCTCATCATGCGGCCCTCGGCACTCTGAGCGCCGCGACCGTTACGGTGAGTACCTGGTCGTAGGTGATCTGCACCCGGCCCGTGCTATCGTCGAACGCGCTGACCGGGAACGGGCCGATGAAACTCTCGGCCCCCGCAGCGACGGTGACGACGATGTTGGCCTTCGTCATCGCGCCGAACCCGCCGACCGTCTTACTCGTGCGCTGTGCGGTGATCGTCACGGCGACGGCGCCGGCGCCTGCATTCTTGACATGCAGGATGGTGTCGGCTCCGGTGTTGATGATGGCGTCGCCGCCAGCTGTCGCAGCCGCGAGCGTTTCCGTGAGCCCGGCCTCGACGACGTTCTGAATGGTGAGATCAGCCATGGACTGGCTCCTTTCGAGATGGAATTATTCCGATTTGAACGCCCGAATTATGCGCCGAATTATGCCGGCGTGAACGCCCAATTGCCTGAAGATTCGATGGAAATGTTGACCTCGACGCTGCCTTCGGAGCCGCCACTCTTGCCGAAGGTCGCGATCAGGAACGGCCCCTGATAGGTGCCGTCACCGGGGTCGATCACCTGCATGAGCGGGGTCTCACGCGCGAGCACTGCCGCGCGAACACGTTGCCACGCCGGCCCCGCGTCGAAGAAGCCGGTGCCCGATGCGCTCAGCGACTGCTCGCCGGCCTCTTCCTCGCGCCGATCGTTGATCGAATCCTTATTGGTCACAGTGATCTGATTAGTGCTCACCGAAAAATCACTCGTCTGTAGCATGCCGAGTGTCACGAATGTCCCCGATGAAACCGGGGTCTCGATCTTCAGAAGCAGGCTTTTCGCCAGTTGTCGTGCCATGTCTCAACCTCCTAGGCTGGCGTGAATGGATCGTCGGGATGCGCGCCGAAACGAACATCGAGTGAAAGTCCGAAATAGGCATGCGGGGGCACACCTTCCTCGCGGATCAGCGTGGTCGTGGTCTCGCCCTCGATGATCTCGAAGATCGCCGCCACGGTATTCTCGGCGCTCTTCGCAGCCCGCCACGCTCGGGCATAAAGGTCGGAGATCGCCGGCCCCGTCTCGGCCGACAATTTGGCGCTGACATAGCCCTCGACCGTCACGTCGATGGCATAGACCGTGACGCCGGCGGCACGGTCTACTATGCGCTGCGTCCCGTCGGCGTCGGTCTGGATAAGCGTCGGGAACTGATCAATCGCGACGTCCTCGTTGCGAAGGACCAGAAGGCCGGACACCCCGGTAATCCCGTCGAGCGCGATCTTGAGGCCGGCCAGCACCTGTTCCCTGACACTCACCGCCGCCATCGTTCCTCTCCTAAAATCTGAATGCGCTGATGGCTTCGTCGCCCATGCGACGCGCCTTGCGACGCGCTATTGCCGCCGCGCGAATCCGCTTGGTTATCCGTACCCGCGGCACCAACAAAAACATGAACGTCGTGCGCGAGCGGGTCGACCGCACGAGATAGAGCCTGCCGGCGATTTTCACCGTGCGCAGGTTCTTGAACGTCTTTGGGTCGCGATTTCGCTTGCCCCGTTGCAGCGGGATGACGAGAAACCGCCCGCGCTTTGGCAGGATATCCCGGCCCGTGATGTATGGCCCAAGGAAGTCAACGAACTGGCCGCCCTCCTTGCGCCCGAACTTCGAGAACACCAGCGCCGCCGTGCCCCGAGACTTGTTGTCGAAGAGCTTTCGGCGCACCGCGTTCGATGCCCGCTTGTTCTTCGTGAAGATGCGGCCGACGTCGGCACGCAGCGACAACTGAATCTGTCGCGATGTTCTGTCGACGCTCTCTCGGGTTGCCGCAAGAGTGCGCAACTCCGCGCGCTTAAGCGCCTTGTCCAGCGCCTTGAGCCCGGTCAGCGTCGCCTTTATCGCCGGCATCAGGCCGGGTCGAGATCGAGGTCGGCCACCAATCGCAATGCATCACGACGGCTGATATTGCGAACCGTGTAAAGGTCCGCGCCGACCGAGAGCCTGTCGCCAGTGAACGCGCCGGACGGCAGGTCCACAGTCTTCACCTGAGCGCGGAACGCCGAGACGTGCAGCCCCGACGTGCCGACGTCGATGTCGAGGTCCGGTTTAGACAGGATGACATGCAACGTGACCGTCGCCCCGGCGGCGGGGAAATAGGTCGCGTCCTGCGTCATGTTGTCGTCGTCGAACAGGAGATCGACAGCATCGCCGAAGGCGTCACCCAGCGTCGTTGCCATGTAACTTTCTCGACCGCGCGATCTGGCGACCGTGAGGCGTCAAATTGGGATAGCGACCACCATGCGCGAACTCATCGCGCACAAGGTCGTCGATGATGCGCTTGCCAACAACTTCATCGATATCTTCCGGCAACGGAAGAAGCGTGCATGCCTGTCGCGACAATGCCGCATCGAGGATTTTGTTGAGAATTTTCGATCGGCTTTGTTTGACCGGAGTCTCATCGACTTGTTGCGAATTAGTGCTCGGCGGAAGAACGGGGGCGCCCTTGCGGGGGCGCCCCCTCTTCAGAGGTTTTACGGGCGCCACGATTAGACGCCTCTGCGCGCGCGCTGAAGGATGTTCGGCCGCTTGCAGATGTAGAGCGGATAGCTCGCCACCTCAATATCGACCCATTCCTGCCGATCCTTGTCGGGCACGACGCGACCGATGAACGGCTGGCCTGGGGCGCCGACGGCATTGATGGATTCTCCGGGCGCCCACGCGACCTCGAACACGCGGCTCGAGGCAGGGAAGAATTTCACCGTGTCGGTGGCCACCGCGACAGTCGAGTTGTCGTCGGTCCCGCGATAGTTGACCCAGCGCACGCCGTAGAGATCAGCGGTTCCGAAGGCTTTGGATGTCAGAAGATCGAGAGACTGCTGGGGCGAGCTTTTCAGGGCGTTGCGGATTTCGACATGATTGATGAACTCGTCCCAGTAGGCGTCGCCACACAGCGCATAGATGACGTCGACCGGGGTCACCAGCCCTTTTGACGCGCGCCTGATCAGACGCGTCACAGCATCGATCTTCGGGCGTAGCGCGCCGTCGGCAGTACCCGCAAGATTGAAGCCGATCTCGGCAGGCTGCGCGATCCCAAACTCGGAGAAATAGTCCACGATCACCGAGCCGTCGGCATCCGTAACGATCCCCTGCACGGCACCGAGGCGCATATTCTCCCAGGTCAGGTCGATGTCGTTGACCAACTCCTGCTGCCGACGGCTGACCTCGACCGCGACGGCCTCGAGTTCCGTCTCTGAGCCAAAAGCCCGGATGTCCAGCAACTCGCTGGCCATGAGACGATCAGACAGTTTGATGCGCACAGTGTTGAGATTCCTCACAGTACGCGCGCCGAACGTCTTGCTGGATGGAGGCGCGCCGCGCTCCGTGGTCTGGATGAGCGACAGCGTCTCGCCGCGGCTTTCGACGGCGGCGACCGTGGTACGGATCGGTCGAGGGTTGAAGATTCCGAGCCCGCCAAGAAACTGCGGCTTGTAATCCATGAGACTCAACGCATCCGTCAGGCTCGTCATGCGGAAGGCATTGGAGTTGAAAATATCGAGCATTGCCATTTTTCAGGTCCTTTCGATGCTGCCGTTAAACGGCAATGACGCCGCGCCGGCGGAGATCGGCGATGGCCGCCGTCTTGTCGGCGGCGATGGCCGCGGCGAAATGAACCAACTCAGCCGCCACGACCTCGGCGTCGCGCACAACCGCGGTGGC